AGAAGCGGAGAAAGAGGCGATAGGATATTCTGCGGCTTGGATGCACCATAAAGGACACAACAAACATCACTGGGAATATTGGACTGACTTCGCAGACAATGGAAGTATTATAGCTAATAAGATGCCTACCCGTTATGTCATTGAAATGATCTGCGATTGGATAGGTGCAGGTAGAGTATATAGTAAAGAAAATTGGACATGTGCTAGCCCCTTAGCTTACTATAACAAAGTTAGAGCCGGTAGATACTTTCATATCGATACTGAAGCAGTGATTCTTGAATGTCTTAACTTAATCCTCAATCAAGGACTAGACGCCTTTCATAAACGTGCAAAACAGCTCCTAAAGGAGGGATACTAATATGATAATATATGGATATGCAAAAGATTATAAATATTCAGGTGATGGTACTTTACTAATTAGAACTAGAATACCTAATATTCATGGCCCATACCTTTTATCAGATTGTAAAGGTCGTCAGGTAAAGAATTATACGAATGACGCAGATTTGCCTTGGTATCCTTCATTATTACTTCCTCATCTACCAGGAGATGGTGAAGTAGTAGCCATTACCGGTACTAACGAATCTATGTCATCGTTATTAATTATAGGCTTGACTGGAGGTTCCTATAATAATGGAGTAACTAATCTTTAAGGAGACTACTACATGGCTACAACCACTTCATTAGCATTTCCGAGAATGTTTAACCTATCTAGTAACGAGGTTGCCGTAGATACTGATACTGCTTCTGTAGTTAATCGCTCCAGGTTGTTGATACTAACCGAGCCTACAGAACTATATAATAACCCGGACTTTGGCGTAGGGTTAAGAAGGCACTTATGGCAATATAATACTGAGAATGAGAAGGCTATTATAAAAGATAGAATAGTTAATCAACTTAGATTACATGAGCCATCTGTAATCGCAGAAAATACTAAATTTGCGGATGGTCTGCTTGTTACTGGTACTAGCGGACTTAATTCTGCGGCTCAAGCGAATGAACTTAATATGACGGTGATTATGGAAACTACATTTGCACAAGAAGCTAGTATTTCTTTAAATTCTAATTCCCTTTAAGTACCTGGGAATACCTTTTATAAGGTAGAATTATTTATAGAATAGGATGTACATTAAATGTCTGATTCAAACCGTGGATTAATCAATTATACAAGTAGGGATTATTCTTCTTTAATGGAAGAATTTTGGAAGCTAGTTCCTACTCTTACTGATTTATGGAAGCCCGAAGCCGATGCAGATCCTGGCGTAGTTTTAGGTAAATTCTTAGCCAGTGCAGCGGACATGTTAGGGGTAAACGTCGACTATTTAGCGAATGAATTATATGCTCCTTCTGTAGTTCAGAGGAAAGATGCAGAAAAGATATTCGGATTAATAGGCTATGACCTAGGTTTTTACACTGCAGCTAAAACCGAGGTGACTTTGACTAATAATACTTCGGACACAATGACAATTGACTTTGGATTTAATGGAGCTAATTTTTGTACATTAACTACTTATTCTGATATAACTAATGCTTCTAGAGTTATTACATATAATATACTTCCTATGACCAGCAGCTATGGGGATACGGAAAGTAGAAGTAGACGTAGCGTAATTTCTGAGTATATAGATGTATTTAGCGACACTGATGTAGTTAATCTAAAATCCGGAGAATCTGTTACACGGGTTGCTATCGAAGGAGATCTTAGAAGTTATTCTGTATCTGTAGAAGACGTAGTTAAAAATAATTATATTATAACTCTACCTTCTCAGCATGTAGATACTACTGCAGTTTGGGTTAAAGGTAAAACCTCTGTTTCTTCTAATACTTTCGACAAGACTCAATGGAGACAAGTTTCTAACGTAGCAGAATTTAATACTTCTGAGCCTAGATATTGCGTAACTTATGATAACTATTCTAATGCTCAAATAACAATATCTAATTATCTAAATCAGTTATCCAACTATAGTGGATATGTATTAACTATATATTGGATTGATTGTTCAGGTACGATAGGGTGCGTAGGCACTGATGTATTTACAGATATTGTATGGGCTAAACCTAATAATCCTTCTTTCGATTCTGGCGCAATAATCTTATCTAATTTATCTAACACACTAGAACTACCTCATACTTATACAGTAACGGGCAGATCTCCAGAAACTGCTAAAGAAGCTTACTACAATAGTAGAAATTATATTAATACTTGGGACAGTCTAGTTACACTTCCAGATTATACTAGATTCCTTCAGCGTGAAGCTGGGGTGGATTGTGGCGTAGTTATAGACTGTCAAAAGGCTATGGAAATTAACTTAGCAATATATAATGACGAGAATTTGACTGCTAGTCAAAAATCCAAGATGTATATTACTAGTAGAGATTTCCCTGAGGGATCTCTTAGCGATGTAGATTGGGCGCAGGCATTGAATTTGGACTTCGACCCTCAAAATCCTGGTAAATATCTATTTTCTACTAATTTCAAAACATATACAGCGATGTGCTTTGCGATTCATAATGATTTTAAAGATGATAACTGGGGAAGCGGTCAGATTGATATAGCTAGAATTAAAAATACTCCCAGCTTTTCTAGATATAAGCCCCCGCAAATGTTTATAGATAACATTATCAGCGACTACAAGCCTTTACAGGCTATGTCTGTAGAAATGAATTTCGGGTATTGTAGAGTATTTGATTTTTACGTAGTTGGTCAGATATATACTAATAAACCAGTAAGTGCTGATGTTGGTAAAATTATTATCAATAAGGCCAAAGAAGCATTAGCTTTATATTATGCTCCCAGTAATACCGGATTTAATCATAAGCCGACTGTTATGGAGATTGTAAATATTATTCAAAACTGTGATGAGAGAATAGTATACTTTGATGCGGGATCTCCTTCTAATCCAGTAATCAAGTGGCATAATTGTGATATAGAATGCTTTAACTATATTTCATTTGCTAGATTGAATTTCCCATCTACTGCATCTGGAAGTATAAGAATTGCACCTGAATGCTTAATAAAATCTTAAAATAGAATCGTTATAGATTTAAATTAAAATCTATATGCTAAGGGGGGCTTGGTTATGAAGAAGTATGTAGCAGGTACAAGAAAAGAAGACGATTTATATTATCAAGGCCCTTTTTGGATAATAGCCGATACTTTTAAAGATATCCATCGAGGTAAATTTGCATTATTAGGAGAACCTTTACCTTGTGATTATCACGGGGACTATGTAGGAGATACTACAAGCAAGTCTTCTAAAACTCATAAACGAATCTGGGAATCTCAATATATCAATAACTACAATAATGTAGATTATACATTTTACCCCAGAGGTCGGGTAGCTGTCTATGAAGGCACAGCGTTTATACATTTAAATAGTAAGTGTAACATTCCCTCAGTTATAGATGCAATAATAGACAAATATAAAATTGATAAATTAGACATTGAGATCGATCTAAACGATGTATATCAAGGAAGTCACTACGATTTTCAGCTAAAATAAATTCGTCAATTCAACGTTATCTATTCTATGTTTGATGACCTTGTATAAGATGTACAATTTATGAGGGAGCGCGTTATGAAAAAGTACATTAAAACCGATATTAATTCTTATTCTCATACTAGTGGCGGGTTTGGAGACGAGCGGATAGTTTTAGCTAGATACAATGCTAAAGCATCTAATGAATATAGCGAAGGTGATACAGTCACCTTAGTTAAGGACGGCTTCAATTGTTATGTAGAAATCGAGGATCCTCGCGGGGATTTGGTTTATAATGAGTTCTATTTAATGAAGGATATTAAATCCGCTATAGCTGATTTTAATGAACAAGCTCGCGCTAAAGGTAATTGGCGCACCTTAACATTAAATGATGTAAAATTTCATTTGTCAGAAGGCTACGGCATATCTTTAGATGATTATCTTCCGGGCGGGTTCTATGATGAGATAAGAAAGCCCAGATAATTGAATTATAGGGAGGTGTAAAACGTGAAAAGATATATTCGTTCTAGCTTAAAAAGATACATTAAATCCGCTTCCTATAGACCACCTATTTATTCAGGGGCTGCTTTAGAGACTTACGAAAAGATTCTAAATGGGTTAAACCGATATACTCCTAATGAATTTTATGTTAATGAGCAATACGGGCAGATTTTCTATATTAACAATGCGGGATTTCTTCATGTACTTCAAAAAGAAAATGGGTGCATAGAAGACTACATGCTCACAAAAAATAACACCCTTAAATTTAGCAATACTTATTGCCGCCCTAAATATGATAAAGATGCCTGGGATCAATTCAAGCAGATGATTAAGGATGCTAAAAGAGTATAATCTTCGCAGGTCCTAAAATTTTGATTGTTTATTTTTCTCATTCGTTATAATATAATGATAATGCTAGAATAAATAAACTTGATAATACAATTTAGATTAGTACTCTTCTGAGTTCTGATATATAGCACCACCGATCAGGTTTATTTATTCTAGCAAATGAATACCTTAGGTGGTGCTTTTATATTGAGGAGATAGATTATGAAAATGTACATTTATGCAATGGCTATACCTAAAAGGGAGGCTAAAATCAAGATTAATAGCTATGCAGATATAATTCAGCGCCATGTTATTGAGTGTGTAGTATATTCTGATACCCCTTCTTTTCATCACTGGATAACTGAACTTGCAAGTTGGTTTTATAAGGTAAGTAGCATTAAATGCAAGAGCAGACTTTCTGAAAGTGATTATATGGAAGCTTTATTTGCTGGGTATGGAGATGAAATTTCAGATGCTAGATTAGCCTTAGAAGAATATCATGATTCTAGGATTCGTCAAGCTAATTACCCAGATTTTGAAATTACAGCTGAATTATCATCTAAACTTTTTAAAGCTTATACGACACTGATAAATACTACTATTCCATTACTGATAAGTAAGTCTGCAATACTTGCAGAAGATTGGGAAATTATTTTATCCGAGATTTTAAGATAGTATAGAGTCATCGACTATAATTTATATAAACATGTATAATAATATACAAAATTACATTAAACATTTAATAAGAAGTTTGTTGTTTGAGTCTCCTCCTCACATTCTGAAGAAAGTATATAATTATTCTATATTATTTAATATGTGAGGTATTTTATGACTATAGTGGGCGCTATAGGTCTCATTTAGATAACTAATTCATCTTTTTAGCATACCTTTTATTTAAGTGACATAGTAAAAGGATGTAGCTATATGCAATTGTACATTTACAAGATCGTAGTGGATGACTAAGGATTTATATGAAATTAAATAATATACCGGTACCTTCAGAATATAAAAAATCTCAGGATTTTAGATTTTTCATTAAGTGGTTTACTTACGCACTAAGTAAAATACAATATGACACCACTAATATGGTAGATCTATATGACGCATTAAGATGCCCTGAGAATCTACTATGGTTATTAGGAGATACTATAGGATATAGATACGATGATAGATTATGCAGTGCCTATAATCGATTTGTAATTTTGTATTTCATGTCAATGATGAAATATAAAGGGAGTCAATTAGGTGTAACTTTAGCTGCTGAGATGAATCTAAAGCAGAAAGATGTAAACGCTTATGGAACCGAAAATGATATCTTGTACAATAGACTAGAAGATGTATCTATTCCTAATAATTCTGTATATGTGGAGTCAGATACTCCCAACGGTACTATTAGTGTTGTATATTTTAGTGATGAGATCCCGATCGATGCATGTATAGAATATGTTAGACCTTTAGGAATGTATTGTTTCCAATATGCTGGAGTTAGAATAGATTCCCTGACTAAGATTTCCGTAGACGCTAGATTGGCTAAGGCTTCAGATTCTACTGGAATTATAGGCCCTACTAAGGTAGGTAAATATAATCGAAATGACTATGCTAGACTACAGCATATGAAAGATGAGGGCTGGAGACCTGGTATCTCAGATAGAAGCACTCAAAAAGTTTGGGAAATTATCAATCCCCAAGATACTAGAAATCTTGCATACGCTAGAAACTCTAAAATAGAAGAGGTGCCTACAATTAATGCTGGATTTAGAGCATTAAATTCTTTACAGATATCTAATAATGAGCATCTAGTTAAATCTCTTTTTAGTAAACCTATCTTCAATTTAGGCTTCGGACCTACTGTAAGTACATTAGAAGATGTAGATATTGAAGATCCTAAATATAATTTAAGATATAATCGTACAGTAGAACAGCAATCAGGCTCCGCAGTATATACATTGGATGCCTCTAGGACTATAGATTATGTGCAAGGTGGAGCGATAGATCCTGTACCTAAGGTCAATGGTATTATGACTAAGGTAGGAGACGCTATTATTGAAGTACCTACTACGGTAAAAACTAGAGTTACTGAGTTAGGTGATGGAGGTAGAATTACTGAAAATGGTGACACTAGAATTACTGAGCGTAGCTCTGAACCTACTAGTTTCACTGTTAATATCATGGGAGAAACCTTCGAATTAAAGAAAGTTATCGAAGGCGGATATGAAGGCACTGAAGGTAATTTTGAATTCACCTTACAAGATGCTGATGGTAATTATTATGACATTAATGGTAATAATAAGGGATCTGCTTATACTACAATAGCCCTTCCCGCCAATACTAGTGTAACTATATCTGACTTAGGTGATGGATTCTATAAAGTTAATGAGGTTAGTCATCCTGATATCCCGGATTACACTTATATAGATAGTGGATTAGAATCTATCGCCTACGTAGAAAAATCTACTCAAGGTGCAACAGTAACTTATCCGAGAGCTACTACAGTAAGTAAGTATACGTATAATTATACTGGAGCAATCAATATAAAATTACATATAGTTTCTGATACTGGATTATTTGAAGCTCCTACCTTTACCAATAGACAATATATTGGTCAATCTTATCTGAGTGGCCCATTCTTAGTATCTAGAAATAATGCAATAGTATATGGAGGATCCTGGGGCGGAGATTCTTGGCCGGGTAATGATCAGGTATTCAACATTTCACTGGCTCAGGGTCAAGGATCCGGTCCTGTCACAGTATACATTCCTAACTATGATGCTTATGGTATATACTCAATTGATCTAAATACTTCAGTTTTAAGTAGAACTATAACTCCTACTAATGCTAATGTTGTGGAAATTGTTCTTAAATTGAACCTTAAGCCTAATTCCGGAGTTCGTAATCTATGTGTTACTACTTTAGTATTAGGTACAGGAGATAGTATAGAACCTCCTATACCTCTATCTTCAGCTAATTATCCTGCTAAATTTAATCTATATAAAGATGGTAGCACTTCTCCGAATTATATTATGACTATTCCTTCTGGAGGCTTCGCTAAAACTGAGTATATTGAAAAAGGTACTTATAGAATAGTTCAAGATACGTCTACGATACCTACCGGAGAAATATTAGATCCTTCTTCTATTATAGAACAGACTGTTACTATAGATCAGGCAACTACTAGCATGAAACATTATACCATAGTATTTACTAACAATTTAGAAACCTAAGGAGGTTTGCACATGGCTACACAACTAGTAAGAATAAGTGATTTAGATCTATCTACAACAAGTTCAAGTACAGATCTTATTGAAGTTTCTGTCGAGGATAATACTCAGCCCAGTGGATATAAATCCAGAAAACAGGCTATTTCTACTGTTGCAGATAATATAGCTAGCACTATTACTTATAGTTCTCTTACTACTACATCTAAAACTTTAACCGGAGCTATTAATGGTTTAAATGCTCAGTTAGATGGAGTAGCTGAACTATTAGCTCAAATTTAAGTTTAAGGAGGAATTAACTGATGAGCATTGCAAGTGAAATTACAAGATTACAGAATGCCAAAGCCTCTCTTAAATCTGTACTAGAAAGTAAAGGGATTACAGTGTCATCCAGTGCTACATTAGACTCATATCCTGCTCTAGTTAATAAGATTAGGTGGGAAGGTACTCAAGAAGAGTACGATGCACTAGAAACCTACGATAGCGAGACAGTATATATCATATACGCACCGGATGACAACTCAGAGGATTAAACTACGTCATACCTTTTATAGTTACATAATAAATCTGTAGAGAGGTATGCTTAATGTCATTTCCAGAATATACTCAAGGCCCCGCTAAACTAGCTAATAGCTACGATTTAGATAGAGATGCTGAGGGTATTACTAATCCAAATTTACATAGAAGAATAGATCCGGAATTATCTGAATTAGATAACGAGGGGCCTACTTCTTCTAGTTATGAATTAGCTATATACTCTACAAATTCATATAGAATTACTAAACATACAATCGATGAGTCTAATGAATTGGAGATACCTTAAGCTGTGAATCCTTTAGATATTATTAAAAGATTAGATGTTAGACAAAATGTTACTATCCGAGTTATAGACGAACCTACAGGTAAGGTAGTCCAGGAGCACGTTGGTCATAATGCTGCAACTAACTCGTTACTTACTGGCATAGCTCACTATCTTATGGGCGATGGTGTATTAAATCAAGCTAAGGACACTTTATCTTCCTGGGTGCCTCAATATATATCTTTAGGTACTATGGGACTTACCAGTCAAGCAAGTGACGAAAGCGGACGACCTATAGGTATTGGATATACACCTGCAGCTCCTGCCAGCGCTACTCCTGAAGAACAATTACTCAATGAAAAATTAAGATTTGAAGAATATATTAACCAGACGCCAGGTTTTGGTGCGGATGGTTATGATTCTAATTCTAATAATGATAGAGATTGGTTTGGTTTAGGTTATCCTTATTCAGATAAGCCAAATAAGATAGTTCAGGATTTCTACGATGGCGGAGCTACTGAGTATATTCTTACTAATATGCCTATACAAATAGACACTAGTAGCATAGTATCTGTTACGATATATCCTGATGGGGTAATTAATCAAGATATTCATGATAGTTCAGTTATTCGAAGTGTGCTGTCTACTAATGAATATTCTATTCACCTGAATTCTAATAATGAGGCAGTAGTATATATACCTAATGGGACACCCGTAGGAAGTAGATTAGCCATTATATATCTTATTGATAGTAAAGATGCTGTAAACTGCGAATTAATTACTTCGGAGACCTTAAGAAGTAAAATTACTTATAGATCTATAATCCCTGAGGTGCAATCTGAGATCCCTAATACATTAGATGTAATTTATTCCGCGTTTATTTCCTTAGGAGCTTTAAAGCAATTCAGAGGGGCTAACGATTATATCTATATTACAGAAGCAGGACTATGGTCTAAGCCCTACTATAGTAATAGCGGAGATAATGGATTATTAGCCGGCTATAGAATTTTACCTACAGACGATGAAGCTTCTGAAGTAGGTGTGCAGCAGATATTCACTGGAGACGGGACTAGTTATGCATTCACTTTTAATGAAACTGCATTAGAAATTACCTCTGTAACTATAGATAATAAATTGGTAACTAATTACAATTTGGATTCAGAGAACAATCAAATTGTATTCGTTAATATAGATGGTAGTTCCACTGATCCATACTATAGGCCTGCTGCAGGTGCAAATATTATAGTTATATATAAAACTACTGCATCTTGGAAAGATATGTCTTTAGCTCAAAATAGATTAGAAGTGCAAGATAATATTATTAGAGTGGGAGTTAATCAGGTAGCCCAAGTTATATGGAAATTACAATTAGGCGGATTAGAACAATTAAATGGTTTAAGATATATTTATCCTTCCCAGTATCCTGATGAGGTTTGGGAAGTATGGACATCAACATAAGGAGATATAAAATTATGAAAAAGCAATTTACAAAGTATCCAAATAATATCTATGCAAGTTACCCTACTAAAAGATCTGAATATACAGAACTTTGTGTTGAACCCTGTATGGAAGACCCTTATGAGGAATGGGATTCAGAAGAATGGTACGACGCGGTTGAAGGTAATTTAACTTGGTTAATTAAAGATTTAAGAGAACTTCCTGAGATTCGTTCAGTTAGACCGGGAAAAATCATACGTGATGAACGAGGGGGTTATGTAGAAATTCCGATATTATTTTATGTTCCTGATGTACCTTTA